TTTTCTACCTCTACTTCTAGCTCTTCTGTTTCTTCAAACAGTTCTTTTTGTGCTTCTTTAGGCATGAATTACTCCATGGGTTAAATGTGTAGGATGTCTTCTGGGCTAGCAATACGAGCTAATACTTCGTCATCATTAAGGAGGCGAACTTCTCCACCCTCAATTTTAAAACGGCTACCCGCGTATCGTCCAAAAATAACCCAATCACCTTGTTTACACCAAGGCTCTGCATCATTTCCAAACTTATTATTATCTTGGTAAGCTAAAGGACCTACTCGCAAAACGTACCCACAAACAGTTCCCACAGCTTCGCGCTGGACTGTTTCTTCAGCAAGGAGAATACCTCCTTTTGTTTGTTTTTTACCCTGAAAAGGCAACAACAAAATCCTCCACCCTGTAGGCTGAGGCAATCTATCAATAGCTTTTTCAGAAAGTTTTGCAGGGTCTAGAACAAGGTTTTCGCTTTTAACGTAGGCTTTTTCTAGTTCACCTTCTTTTTTAGGGTTCTGGGCTTTATCTTCTGCCCTCTTTTTTGCAATGTAGTCAGGTACTATAAGTGTTTTACTCATCTATTTTTGACACCTTGTTTAGCAGGTCTTTAAGATCCTGTTCAGTTTGAGCAAGCTCCCCGAGTTTAGCTCGGAGTTCCTTGAAGGCGGTATAATCAGGCACAGGACCATGACAAATAGTCTCACGCACTGAATTTGACCGTTCGCGTATCATCTTAAGCATATTTTCATAGATGTAAAGGTCATTCGACATCAGACAACGCCCTCATACGATCTACCAACCGTCTAGCCCTATTAGTAACTTGTTTATACCAGCGTGAATCGACCATTTCATCTGCGGCTTTATTCCAATCACGAGCATCCACCCCAGCCTTCATTCCTTTAAATTTACTGAGTCTTGGTCTGCCCATATTGAACATCATATTTGCAATAATATGCTGACATTCTTCAGGTAAATCATCAAAATCTGGGTACAATACTTTGCACTCATCAACAGTGACAGCCATATCTAGCGAAAACAGTTGTTTTACTCGTTCTTGTTCTACAACCGTACCAACAGCCTTGCCATGCTCTTCGTCATTTTCTTTGATAAGATGTCCTATACCGCAAGTCGGAAGACCGAGGTGGTCTAAATACACTTCGTACTTACAACCCTCATCTTCTGCGATTTCTTCGCGTAATTTATCTTTATTCATTTTTTGCCTTTCTTTGCGCTACCGCCACGTTTTTTAGCAGTTCTGGCCGCCGCTTTAAAATCTGCGGCACTCGGTGCGCCTTTTTGCCCAGCTTTTCTCATAGGTTTGCCGCTTTTTCTTCTTTTATGAATGTTTGCGTATAAACTCATTTTTTAAATCCTTTTAATCCACGGATACCGAATGATGCGCCAATACTTGCATACATAGCCCATTGAAACCATTCAGGTGTCTTAGACAATGCCGCAAAACCTTCTTGAACATAAGGTTGCGTAAATGGGATAAAACACATTGCAATAATGATAATAAACAAAATTGTCCATGCTTCATCTTTCCAACTATTATCACTGGCCTGTGCCATTATCTTTCCCAGCCAGCTTCATGCGTCGCGGCTGTAACCATAACCTGTGCTTCCGCTTCAGCCCTAGCTTTCGCTACTGCACCTTTAGCTTTAGTTTGCTCAACTTTAGATTCCATCCAGCTACCAGCTAGGTTTGCTATTGGACCTATGAGTGCTTGTATCATTTTTGCATCCCCATCATTGTTTCAATTTTAGCAATGCGTAATTCAAGTTCTCGCACACGTTGAATGTTAGCTTTTACTGACTCAGGCGGTTTCCATTCATCTATCCAGTCGTCATTCTCTTGAATTTCTTCCCAGTGCATTTTTTGTTCATGCTCTAAAAAAGCCAGCCGTTCAGTAATCCCAAAATAGCCCCAAACAGATACACCTGTAAAAGCAATTAAGGCTATTAAATTTTTAAGCGGGATGGTAAATTCGCTACCCTCATTTAATTTATTTGCCATCAGTATAGCTCCTTGTTTGTAGCTACCTTAACAGGTTTACAATAAGCGGTTGCTCTGTGTTTAGCGGGGACACCACTTAAACTCCCATAATTACCGTATCTTTTAGTTATTTGGGAAGCAAAATAATTACAATCAACTACTGATCTAAAATACATATCTTGACTCTGTACTTTGCCGCCTAATATAACTACCAATAAAAACGCATGAATCATTCTTTAGACTTTTTATCTGCGTAAGCATTTGCTCCAAAATAAGCCGCAACGAGTGCGCTGTTTGCGACAAAATAAGTAGGCGCAATATCTGTAATCATTTTTGCCGCATTTTCATAACCAAGCATTGAAGTGATTAATATAGCGGCTGGGTAGTTTAGAGTGCCAAATAAAGCAAACCATGTCATATATCGCATACTGTCGCGCCGTGCATCAGCATCTTCTAACTCTCTGCGTTTAAATTCCAAAGCCATGGAAATTTCATCATCGCAAAGCGTATCATCATTATTTGTATCAAGATGCTGATAGGCACTATCTTTTTGGAGCTTTTTTTGAGCCACTAACGCACACCTTTAAATTTAATACCCCGCAATGCCGCACCACCGCCACGGGAAATATCCCCATTTGTTGCACGGTTGCTAGTAGCATCCATAAGTGCTTCTCCTCCACCAGAAAAACCTTTAACCCCTCGGCCTTTTAAAATATCTTTGCGGGTTACTTTCCCATCACCTGTTAGATCAGGGAATCCTTTAACTTCACCAGATTTAGGTGAACCTTTTTTACGGTTACGGCGAGCACCACGGCCTTGCTGTTTAAATTCTTCAAATGACATTGTATCGTCAAAACCTTCTTCAAAAAAGATATTACGAAGTTCTTGGTCAGGATCTACTTCAATTACTTCTACTTCATCTTTAGCCATTACTCTCTCCTAATATAACTTACTGTTCATATCATTAATGCGATCTTGAATTGAAGACATATTTGATTTAGGTTCAACACCAATACCCATTATGCCCATAGCCTTATTCCCCAATGTCACCCCAAGTTGCGTCACAGGATTATTTGTAACCACAGAAGGTAAAGCAGATAAAATTCCTAATGGGGTTTGTTTTCCTGGAGTAATCGTATCATAAATATTTTGCCCAATACTTTTATTCGTATCGTAACCAAACGCCCCTAATGCTTTTTCCCCAATATTTTGCCCACTGTATTTATCTACAAACCCAGCAACTTCAGGGGCTCCCATATCAATATTGCCTATACCAAAATTAGAAGGGCTCCCAAACTTTCCACTTATCAACCCTGCCGCAATAACATTTTGAGCAGTGCTAGAATAAGGATTCATACCCTGAGCAATCGCCGAGTTAATAGCATCCATTAACCCTGCTTCTGAAGCAGTGCCTTGGCCTCCACCAAATTGATTACCTTCAGTTACACTTCCAGGACCATCTTGGCGTCCACCGCCGTAATTCCCAGCACCGAAATCCTGTTCATTACCGCCCATGCCATCATTGCCACCACTATTCCCGGAAGAAGAACCGCCACCGCCGTAACCAGCATTACCTTCACTTTCACTTCCTGGACCGTCTTCTCTGCCCATTACTGACCTCTGTTTTGGTTTTGTTGTTGCCGCTCACGGGCAATTTGTGCTCTCATCTGGGCTATATCTTCTGTAGAACCTATGCGCTCACGGGCAATATCTACATTTTCTTGACGGAATTGTGCATCTAACTGCATTTTCTGCTGGTCAGTCTGGTTATCCATCTGCATTTCTTGTTCACGCAATGCTAACTCTTGCTTTTTAATTTCTACCAGTGGATCACCTTGGGGTTGTGGTGGCATTTTTTGCTGGAACTCAGCCATAAGCTGTGCTTGCATCTGGGCTACTACCGCCGCTTGAGCTTCTGGTGGTTGTTGTTGCATATTCGGGTCAGCTTGCATTTGTTGCTGGAACATAACCTGAGCTTTCATACCAATATGCTCATAAATATGTTTTTCTAAGGTCAGCAAAATAGGTGGTTGCATTTGCGCCACTCTACTATTCATATAAGCCATATGCACAGCAATATGGGCATCATGGTCTTGTTCGGGGAAAGATTGCAATTTACCCTGCCCCCCTGCCGCCTGACTAGCAAACTGGTTTTCTGTTGCAGGATCCATTTGCTGGGGTTGTGGCTCAGGTTTTAAAATTTGTTCGATGTTATCTACACCTAAAGCCGCATAAACCCGCCGATAAGCCTCGTGCATATTGTGCATTTCGGGTGCGGCAGTAGCCAATTTTAACTGTTCTTGAGCTAAAACTACTCTTTGGGACATACTAAAGATGTTTGGATCACTTACAGGGACAATATCTACCCTATTATCAAAATCTGCTGATTTTATCTGGGCATCTTCACCAACTTCGTAAGGATATGGGGCAGGATCTTCAGCAAAAAGCCGCCCTAACATCTTTAATTCTTGTTTTAAACTGGCATGGAGGCGTTTATGCACCGCGCTAATGATTTTTGCGCCACGTTCCAGCAACGCAATAGTAGTACCAACAGGCATTTCTTGTCTGCCATCACCTACTCCTATATCTGTAGTGCCAATAAACCGCTGGGCAGATTCAATAACAAAGCCCATAAGCTGAAAAAGCGTTCCAGAAGGCTCTTTATACGGTAAAGCCATCAAACTTGTGCGAATATCACCTCCAGGGATATCAATATCCCTAAATTCTCCTGGATGAATCGGTGTTTGTTCGTCTGCTATCCGTAAACCGCGAGCTTTAAATCCCGCTGGCATATTACTAAGCGTTCCAGAATCAATAAGCTGGCGCAAATTAGCTGTAGCCGTGCGACTCAGGTTCCCGAGCAGATGAATTAAGCCAAAACCATAAAAACCAAGTCCAGGAGTAAATTTATATTGAACAAAATGAGGAATTTTCTTTTTCATAGGGTCATTTTGATCATAATTTCTGCGGATAGATAAAACTTCTTCACTATCAGCACTAATTGTGACAATATATGGCAGTTTTATCCCTGTTTCTTCATTATCTTCGCCAACATCTGGGTATTCTTCAATATCTAGATAACAATGGCACTCATACAAAGTAGCTTCATCTGTATCACCAGTAGCAGAACGCCCCTCTAATTTATCATAAGCATCCTTTACTTCATCTTCACCACGCTCACCATCCTCCATAATATCTAAATCACGGTAAAAACCATTTACTTGGAGTTTGCGTAACTCATTACTAGACATACGGATGATATGTGTGATTCGTTCTGCTGAAGCTAAGTCAGTTGCCGTATAAGGTGCAACAACATCTTCAGCTGGTACAAACTTACTTACTGGCCTACCTAATACATCATCGCGGTAAATTTTTTTAAATGCACTACCACTCAAACCCAAATAGTACAGCATTTGGTCATACTCAGGTTCGTACTCTTCCATCTCATACATGATTTTATAATTCATGTAATCTTGGACGCGCTGAGCTTGGGCTTCTACTTCAGGGGTAGCTATACCTACAATATTACCACGCACAGGACCGCCACTTGGCAACATCTCTTTATACGCACCAGCCTGAAATTGAGTTACGGCTTCATTTAATATTGGGTGGATAACACCTGTAGCACCATCAAACGGTTCTGTGCGGGATTCATACTTTAAACCCAACAATTCTAAACCCTTTGTATATGTATCTATCCAATCATCCCGGCTAGATTTATCATCATCTACTGATTGGCTTACATAACTAGCTACATCTGCTAATGTTTCATCACTAACGAATTCTGCTAAATTATCATAAAAATTTTCTGGCTCACCAAGGTCATCATCTTCACCAAAAACTACCTCAGCACCACCTTCATCATCAGGTTCTATCTCTATAGAAATATCATCAGCAAGGAGGTTCTCTTCTAACTCGCTAACTGTATCATTAGGGGCTTGTAATAAACTGCGATCAATATTGCTAGGCCGTGGGTTAATTGCCATTAGTAATAAATCCTCTGTACAGGAACTGATTCTTCATCCTCATAATCTTCAGGATGCTGGATAAAACCGCCTTCTCTAAATCTGCGTAATGCTTGAGTGACTGTATCCACATAATCATCATGCTCCCCCGCAGGAAACGCCGCACACTCTTCTATAACTTCTTCTGCCCAGCGTGTATCTGGAGCCCATACTAAACCACTTTCAAACAATGGCGCAATAGAGTTCACTCTTGTAAATTTATCATTACCCCT